GCTTCTTGCGTGCTTGGCGGTCGTTATCAATCAGGTCGATGTAACGTGTAGCCAACGCCTCTAATTCAGTGATGCTGACAACCTCTTCAGCCAAGTTGGTGTAGAAGTCCTCGTCCTCGGCTGGGCCTTTGAAGTCCTCTAGCTTGACAACAGCAGAACCGTCAGGCAACTCCTCAACTTCGGGTTCCTCGCCGGGGAGCATATCCACCTCCGCCCCACCCTCTTCGGTCATGCGGACGCCTTCAATAAAACGGTCTTCATCTGGGCCAATTGGGTAATCTGTTGCCATGCTTATCTCGCTCTAAGTTGTGTCAACCCACCGCGTTTGCGGGGCTGTACTGGGGTTGGATTGAACATGATGCCCATTGGCTTGCTTGCGTTCGGGTTAATCATGCCCTCGTAGCCGTACTCTTTGACCAAGCGCTCGTAGTCGTTGGCCTCTTGCAGGGGTGACGTAATGCCAGCGTTGACCTTGGCGGTGAACGGTGTGCGATTGGACTCGCGGGCCAACGCACGAAAAGACAAGGGGTCTTTGGTGATGTCGTACAGGTTTGACGACTCGCCACGATAGCGGTTAACGCCAAGACCAGACTCTGGGGCAATTGTGCCGGGTTCCCCTAGATACACATACGAGCGGTCTTTCACACCACCCGCAAAGTCACGCAAGCGCTCCGCCTCTGCGCCTTTGATGCCAGTGCCATACCTCTTTGGGTCAAGCATTTGCAAATTGGGGTCGTTGCTAAAGTGAGTCAAAACCGATTGGGTTTCGGTTCCCTTAGCGGGTCGGTTTGCGGCGCTCAAGTAGTCAGGCATTCCGCCAGTGAACTTGGGGTCAACAAACTCAGGGGGCAAGAGAACAGCCTTGTTGGGCGCAAACTCAAAGTTAGAATACTCCTGTCGTTTGGCGGCACGAATCTCGTTTACCAAAGCCTTGTCGCCTTTACGCAAAGCCTGCGCTTCCAACTCATCAAGCCCAGCAATTGCGGATTTCACTTTGACATTCAATGGGCTGTAGTTGACCATCGAGTTTTGCCCCCTTGTCTCAGCAGTCATAGCCAAACGCGCAAGGGGCGAATACATCTGTTGGTGAACCGCCCAAGCCATCTCTTCGCCTCTAGGGCCAAACTGATTGCCGTAGATGGCGTGGCCTAGTAGGTCGTGGACAGCGCGGAACTTTTCGTTCTCGTTAAGGCCAGAAGCCTTGTCCATGCGATTGAGGAAGTCGTGGGGGTCGCCGCCTTGGTACACATACAGATGCCTGTTGCCATGCACGTCGGAGGCCATGTCCATAGCCCCGTTGTAGTTGCCCTCGCCAGCGCGATGGTATGAGAAGTTGTACGGCAATCGCTTGAATTGGTCGTCAGTCTCTTTTGCCATCTGACGATAAGCCTTCTCCATCAGGTCGTCGTAGTTCTTGGCTCCTACCTGCTCAAGTAGGTCAGGCATCTGCTTGGCATAAGCGTCAAACACCGCGCTCTTGTACTCAGGTGAACCCTCAACAGCAAGTTGTTGGGCGCGACCAATTGCGGATTGCTTGGCGAGTGAACTCTCTGGAATGTCAGGCATCGCAAAGTCAGTGCCTTGCGTTTCCTTGGTGAAGCGTTGCGCTATTTGAAGGGGCTGGTTTGCGGCTGGGTCGGCAATTATTCGACCCACCTCTTCTGGCGATAGGAGTTGCGGAACTTCGCGTCCAGTTTGTCCTGTTGCTCCGAGGTCAAGCCCTTCACCTTGTAATTCAGTCGCTTCTCGAATTCCGCGATTTTTTGCTCCGCTGACGTCAAGCGAGGTTGGGCTGACTCGATAGAACGGCCCGTCTTGTTTTGTTGCATACGTTGCTCCTTGTGGTGTCCCCGTCGATGCGGTCTTTACCTCTGGTTGTAGACCAGTTAGTTTAACAGACTGCGGGGCAAATAGGGGGTTTTTTGCGAACGAAGGTAGCAAGCTGTTGCTATCTTGGTCGATGGCGCGAGACAGCGCACCAGCAGGGTCGACACGCGGCTCAATGTTTTTTTGGTAGCCTTTGTTTGCAACTTTGCCCAACTTGGACAAGCCCACACCACCAAGGATTGCGCCACTGATTTCAGTCAATGGGCTGAAGCGATTTTGACCCATCAGGCCAGCCTCTTGCGCACGCTTAATCATGTGTTCAGACCCGCCAATAGGGTAGCCGTCAGCGGTCTTTAGTGAGTCGGAAAGACTGCCAAACATAGGCACGCGCTGTGGTTGGTCTGCAAGCCTCATGCTCTTGGGGTTTGTTGGCCCCTCCAACACAGAACGGTATGCGGGTTTAGTCAACAGCTTGTCAACCGTCACCGACTTCAATGGGTCAACGATAAGGTCAATGCCAAGGTGGGCAAGGTCAGGCGCACCACCAGCCAATTGCAATGCCGAAATCTTGGCAAGTTGCGCACGAGCGCGTGCTGACGACTTCAGGCGGTCGTAGTCGCTGGCAAGGCTTTGCTTACCCTCCGCGTACATCTCAGCGGCGTTCTTCTTGATGTCGCTCCACTTCTGAGTTTCAAAGAAGGGTTTGGTTTCGTTGCCGCTACTCTCTTCAGGTGAGGCTATGCCGCCACCGTCAAAGTGCTGAGGCTCCTTAAATTGCAGGGTCTTGAATGCTGGGCCACCCTCAGCCTTGTTCATGTCAGGGACGTTAATGTCGTAGGTTCCTTCGTTGCCAATTGCGCTCTTGACTGCATTGGGCCTGTAGGACACCACCTCGGACAGGTCGTCACCACGGTACTGCATGATGCCATCGTAGCCTTGGGCCTGCGCTCTGGTTTGAATTTGCTTGCCAATGTTGCCCTTCTCCTCAAACGCCTTTTCCACCAATCGAATGGCGCTGGCCTCATCCATGCCAAGGCTCATGAGCGCGTCAGCCGCTGGGTCAATGTTCCTACCCGACCTGCCAATGATAAGAGGGTTGCGCATCTGCACATGGACTGGCAACATATTGCCGCCTGCCTGTCCTTCACGCAACGTACCTGACGCACGGTCAGCCATAAATTGGTCAGCCATCTTTTTAGTGTAGTCGTTACCCTGACTCATCATCGCAAGCGCGTCGTCGTTGGGGATGCCTGTGTAACTGCTTGCGTGTGCAGTGTTAGGGGTTGTGTATATACCAGAGCCTAACGCGCCTTCCTTGCTAGGCTTGATGCGGCGGATGGCCTCTTGACCCTTACCGCCTTCGGTCGCAGTCGTGCCGTGATACAAGCGCATGGGCGTCTTGCTTGGCTCAAGGAACTTGGCAAGGTTGGCGTCTCGCTCGACTGCTGGCAGGACGTTATCACCAAACAGGCGCTTGAATCCCTTGACTGCACCCTTAGCAATCCCACCAGCCTGCATAAACTCAATCTTCTTGAAGGCTCCTCCACCACCAGCCATGCGTTGGGCCATAGCCTGCGCTAAACGGGCGTCAGCGGCCTCGATGTCCACACTGCCACCCCTTGCCATACGTTGGCTCATTGCCGCCGCTAGGCGTGCGTCTGCCGCTTTGATGTCCACGGCTCCACCCTTCTTGTAGCCCTCCTTCTGAAGGAACGTCAGGTAGTCCTCGTCCACAAACTGAGACGGCTCCGCTCTTGATAGGTCGTAGTAGTTGACGGGCGCGGCCCTGTCGTTCTTATCCTTACGACCTTCACGCGACTTATAGAAGTCCCGCATGGCTTTGTTGGGCGGCACGAGTTGGTACTTCATGCCAAGGTCATTGCCAGTCACCTGTAAGGGGAATGCCTCGTTGAGGTCTGAGCGCTCAATAATCTTGCCATCCAATACGAAAAAGCGGTTGCCAACATCGTATGTGCCAGCGTCGACCAAGTCAGGGTCAGTCTCGCGCCTAAGAATAGAATCCATCTGGCCTGAGTCCCGCCAAGGCTCGTTGCCGTACTCGGACTTGTATGCCTTGCTTCGCATTGGGCCTTTGACGCCCTCACCTAACAGCACGTCACCAACTGCGGAACGTCGCGTAAAGGAGTTAGCCGCGCCCAGTGCGCTAGGGTCAGTCAGGTCGAAGGCATCGTCGAACAACAGCACGCCAGTCTTGTCGTCTTTTGCCGCCCTGATGCGGTCGTTCATCAGCTTGATTTGACCAGCAGGAACATTGCCCGCCTTCACTGCGTCTTGGAACTCCTTGATGGCGTCCTTCAGCACGACGGTGTTGCTCTTGTGCTGATTTGGTGAGCCAACGAAGGTTGTCCAGATTGACTTCTCTGGGTCGTTCTGCTTGACCTTCTTGTCGGCGGTGTTCTTGTTGCCAAAGCCCCATACGGTGTTGGCCTTCTTATGAGGTATCGAGTAGTGCTGGAGGCCAGCGAACCCTACGCCACCACGGTTGGAGCCGAACACCCTTGAGCGGTCAGTCTCTGTGAAGTTCAGGGTCTTGCCCTCTGCGCCTACGTTGCCTAATGCCTCAGACATCCGCATGGATGGGGGCGCGAGTGGGTCAGCGTATTGAGCGCCAGCCGCATACTTCTGGGCCAGCTTCTCCTCTTCGGTCATCGTCAGGCGCTTGCTGGCCTTGCCGAGTCCACCTAGTATTTTTTTTGGGTCTGCCATAGTTACACCGCGTATGGGTTGACCCGCTCTTTGCGGGCATAAGCATAGTCGTCATCCTCGTCATCATACCGAGGCTCTGGGTTAATGTCGAGGAAACCCATGTCCTTCATTAAGCGAATCGCTTGCGTTGCGCTATCGACATAGTCGTCGTGCGTCGAGTCAGGGAACGAGCATATCTGGGAGAGGAACCCCTCGCACCAGTCCTTGACGTAGCCCTTGCGCACACTGCTCTCAGGAAGCCAGACACGCCCAGTCGCAAAGATGGAGGCGGTAATCTGGAGCCTCTGCATCTTGTCAGCCTTGCCGGGGTTGTATCCCCTGACAGGCAGGTGGGCGGCACGCAGTTCTTGGATGAGAGAGATGCCTGCGGCTTTGTCCTCCACGAGTATCAGGTCAGGTCGCTTGGCGTCCTTGCCTTCACCGTAGGAGACGCGCCACTCGTCTAGCACCTTGGGCTTGAGCAGAGGGAAGGTCAGGTGTTCGGCCCAGCAGTCGATGAGCAGGACAGACATCGGGCCATCAAGGGGCTGGAACACGCCCCACGTCGTCATGGCGGTTGGGTCGTTGTATTCCTTGTCACTGAAGGCGCAGTCGTAGGACTGGACGATGAACTCAAAGCGAGGGAAGGGCTTGTCCGCTGGGTACAGCTTGAACATATCGCGCCCCACCACCTTGCCGTCTTCGAGGTCGACAAGCATACCCATCACCTCCTGCTCGTACAGCTTGGAACCCTTATAGGACTCCAACTGTTGACGAAAGGTCGAGGCGAGGTTGGCTTCGTTCTCGTAGGTCGAGGCGCGGTCAATCACCACGTCGTCACCCTCACGCCCAACAAGGTCGAGTATCAAGTCCTTGGGCTTGGGAGTCGTTGTCACAATGACGCGGGGTTTGTCACCCAGACGCAGGCCGAACATCATCATGTCCCACGCCTCACCAGCGCCAAGATACTGAAATGCGGCGAGTTCGTCGCACCATGCGAAGTGGAACTGTGGGCCACGCAGACGCTCGTAGCTGTCGCCACTGATGCCACGGATAATGGAGCCGTTGCTCAGTTTGATTTGATGGTCTTGCTTGTTGTAGTCCACCACGAGTTCTGAGGGGATGCAGGCCAGCAGGCCAGACTGCCCCTCGAAGCAGGTGAACTTGATGTCGTTGGACGTAGGGGCCAGCACAAGGCAACGGCTGTTCGGGTGCGTCCATGCCCACCACCACAGGGCTTCAGCGGCACTGCGGGTCTTCCCAGCCCCTCGCCCAGCCAGCATCATCCAGACGGTGTAGTCCATCTCCAGCGGCGGAGGTATCTGATACTTGTGAGCGCTTGCCACCCACTTGGCGTGGGCTATTTTTGCAATTCGGTCGTGCAGAGGGTAAGACTCGAACTCGGCCTTAGTTTCTGGGTCTTCCAGAATCTCAGCCAGCACGCTTCGTCATCTCCATGTTGCGAATGATTTCAAGGAACTTGTCTGCGCCAGCGTCCTCGGTCTTGATGGCGGCTCCGCCCTCCACGCCTTCGACTGCCACGCGGTCACCATACTTGCGGGGCTTCAGCTTGGCGGCTGTCCACTTGCGGGCGTCAATGCGGTTCTTCTGCCATTGGATGAAGGTCACGTCGAGAGTCGTGCGGCCCTTGTCGTCGGTGTACTCAGGAGGCATCTCGTCAGCGATGGCAAGGATTTCGTCAGCGTTGGTGTCAGCTTGGTCTTCACGGGCGCGTGCGTACATCTCGCAGAAGATGGGGAAGCGAATCAACCACCTGTAAATCGTCGCGCAGTGTGGGAGGTGGTCACTACTACAGATTGAGACAAGTGACTCTCCATGAGCGAGTCTCCAACATACTTCTTCTGCTATCTCTTCTGTGTACTCTACTGGTCTATGAGGAGGGTTCTTTGTTTGCGGGGCTACAGGCGTCTTTGCGGGCGTAGTGCTACCTTGGGCTTGCGTAGTAGCCTTCGGCGTCTTGGCGGGCTTCTTAGCCGCCTTCTTGATGGTTTCTGGCATAACCCGTAATCCCCATGTGAATGAACGAATGACTACAGTGTATTCGATTCGCTTTCACTTCGCCAGTTCACGCTTTGGGCATAGGTATACCAATCAAGGCAAGCCACCTTGTCTCACCGACACCAGCGACACTCGGTCTGAAGGTGTTGTCAGTCATTAGACCAATAACCGACTCGGTTTTATTTCGCTTTCGATTCGTTACACAGCTTGGCAACGTATGCACTGGTGCTTTGCTTGGCGCAATCCTCTTCGTCCAATGTGAAGTCAGGAACCCACATCATTAAAACGAGAAACGCAATAAACATTATACCAATCACCACCTTCTGAAGCAATGATTCTTCTTTCATTCTTCGTCCTCCTCTGGATACTCCTCTAAGTCTGCTCTGTCCTCATCAGTCTCGATGGCGGTGTGTGCCGCCTCCCAGTCCCGTTGAATCTG